TTTCTGCGCCTAGTGTTTCAATGACCACGGCTCTCGGAGCAGCAACACCAGGAACAGTAGTAACACCAAACGGTGTATCAGCTAGCACAGCAGTAGGACAAGTAACACTTAACCAAACAGTCAATGTATCAGGCGTATCGGCTACGTCTTCAGTAGGATCATTAGGTGTAGCTCTAGCAGTCATACCACAAGGTCAATCTGGAACAATAAGTCAGGGTGCAGCGACAGTACAAGCAGGAGCTCTCGTAATACCTGCTGGAGTAACAAGTACAACAGCTGTAGGATCACCTAGTATTTCAACATCAGCAGTAGCAATACCAACTGGACTTGCAGCGGTAACTGCTGTAGGATCGCCAACGATTTCTGGCACTGCAACGGTTATACCAACAGGTCAATCAATGCAGTCAAACGTAGGAACTGTAGCAAAATACACTTGGAGAGAAGTTGATGATGCAGCAACAATGGTATGGTCAGAAGCGGCTTAATGTGTTAGGATAAGATATGGCGTCAACATTTTCAACAAGGTTAAAAATAGAGCTTATAGGATCTGGTGAACAGTCTAATAACTGGGGTAATATTACCAATAACAACTTTTCTCAGTCATTAGAGCAGTCAATTGCAGGTGTTTATACAAGAGATTTAAGCGCACAATCTAGCCCATATTCTCTTACAAGTGGTAACGGACCAAGCGCACAGACAGCAAACGAAGCTAGACAAGCTGCGATTATATTTTCAGGTCATGCTACTGATTTTATTGTACAATTTCCTGCTGTAGAAAAATTATACTTTTTAAGAAATGCAAGCACTACTAAAACAATTACAGCTAGACTTGGTGGGAGTGGTAATACATTTGTCATTAACCCTAATAGAAACGTTTTCTTATCAACTGATGCTACAAACTGGTTTGAGATACAAACTCAAGGTAGTGATTGGTTAACAAAAACAACAACATATACAGCTTTTGCTGGAGATAAAATATTTGCAGATACACAAGGTGGTGCTTTTACAATCACACTACCAGCTACAGCTGCTGTAGGCGATGAAATACGATTTGTTGATCTTGCTAATACTTTTGATACAGCTAATTTGACTATTGGAAGAAATAGCCATAAAATAGATGGACAAACATCAGACCTTACGGTTGCAACAGAAGGGGCAGCTTTTGCTCTTGTTTACTCTGGAGCAACATTTGGTTGGAAACTACTGGAGAAATAATATGCCAACATACGAATCTATTAAGTATAAATTTTCTGGTGCTGCTGTTACTGGCGTTTTAAAACCAAGCAACAACCTAAATGATGTATCTGCTGCAAGCACATCAAGAACAAATTTGGGCGTTGCAATTGGATCAGACGTACAAGCTTTTATATCTGCGACTGCAGGCACAAACGCTAATGGAAATAGAACTGTAAGCACAGGAGATCCTACAGGTGGTAGTGACGGAGATATTTGGTTGAAGGTATCATAAAGTGCCATGCCAATGTATGTTAAAGATGGTGGAGATTGGAGAATACTAGATACATCGGGTGATACACCTGATCAAATGTATTGTAGAGACTCTACAAGTTTTACAAACAAAACAATATTAAATGCCTACGTCAAAACTGGAGGCGTATGGAAAGAATTTTATAACATCTTTGAAACTACTTCTTTTCAAACTTTTACTGACACAACACAAATTTTAACAACAAGGGTACCAGCTTTAGCTAATAAAATACATATACAAAAAGCAGTCGCTGGAGGCGGCGGTGGAGGTGGTGGTCTAGACTACGATCAAGCTGGCTTTGAAGATGGCGGAGGTGGAGGCGCATCTGGTGCATTTATATCAGATATGGTTTTCACTGTAACAGGTGGTGAAATATTGAGTTTTGAAATAGGTGCTGGTGGCACAGGTGGTAACGGTGTAGGTGAACCACCAACTAATACACAAGGTACAACAGGCGGTGCTACAACCCTATCTGGTGCAACAACAGGACCTATATTTACTTTAAATGGTGGATCTGGCGCTGTATCTACAGGTGGTAGAGTGTCAGCACCTGCCTCAGTTGCAGGTGTAGGTGGCACTAGAACAGGATTTGCAACTCCAGTTTCCACTGGAACAACCACAGATGATCTTGATATTACTACTTTTACAAGCGGTCCTCGTGGCACGTTTAATCAGCAAGGTGATGGAACAAATGGAACAAACGGTGTAAGATATAGTGGTGATAATGCTAATGGTGTTGGATCTCCAGGAGGTGCATCTTTTGTTAATTTAGCAGGAACTGCTGGTGCAGGAGGTGATGCAGGTAACGGTGGCGCTCCTGAGTCTGGACAGTTTGGTAAAGCTGGCTCCCAAGGTGGAGGCGGTGGCGGTGGAGGAACCGAGCAAGGCGCTCCTGGTGGTTCAGGTGGCGATGGTTTGGTAGAATTTAGATTTTTGAGAATATAATGCCGTTAACAAAATTAAACTTTGCACCAGGAATAGATAAACAAAACACTGAATATGGTGCTGAAGGACGTTGGATAGACTCTGACAATGTAAGGTTTCATTACGGTCTGCCACAAAAAGTAGGTGGTTGGCAAAAACTTATTGATGACACACTTATAGGTGTTGCAAGAGATATTCATGCATGGACATCTTTGGATGGTGTAAGGTACACGGCTCTCGGAACAGATAGAAAATTTTATATATATACAGAGGGAACCATTGCTGATGTCACTCCTATAAGAAAAACAACAAGCAGTATATCCAATCCGTTTACAACAAACGGAACTAATAACGTTACTGTTACAGACAATGGCCATCAGGCTACACTTGGTGATTTTGTAACCTTTGATTCTTTTAGTGCTATTGACGGTTTAGACATGAACGCTGAATTTGAAATAACATCAATAACAGATTCAAATAATTACGTCGTAACACAAACCAGTAATGCTTCTGGATCAACATCTGGAGGTGGTGGCACTGGTAATATTAATTATCAAATTAGTGTTGGTCCAGATGCTTCTGTGTATGGTTATGGTTGGGGCATTGGTACATGGAACACAGGAACTTGGAATACACCGAGATCTACTTCAACAGTAACACTAGACGGTAGAAACTGGAGCTTTGATAACTTTGGTGAAGACTTAATAGCTACAGTGCATAAAGGTGGTACTTTTAGGTGGGATACATCGTCAGGATTAAGCACAAGGGCGACTGTCATATCACAAGCTCCTACAACTTCTAGATTTAATCTTGTGTCAATGCCTGACAGACACGTATTTTTATTTGGCACAGAAACTACAATCGGAGATAGCTCTACAAGAGATGATTTATTTTTACGATTCTCATCACAAGAGGATTTTACAACATGGACACCAACAGCAACTAATACTTCTGGTTCTTTTAGAATACAGGATGGCTCTAAAATAGTAGCTGCAGTTAGATCTAGAAACGCCGTATTGGTGTGGACAGACAATTCTTTACATGCTTTGCAGTTTGTAGGCGCTCCCTTCACATTTTCATTAGTAGAGCTTGGCGCCAATTGTGGTGCTGTTGGTGTGCACTCAGCCGTTGACATCAATGGTGTTGCTTACTGGATGTCTCAAAATTCATTTTATCTCTATGATGGTACGGTTAAAAAATTACCATGTAGCGTGCAAGATTATGTGTTTGAAGATTTTAGTATTGCTAATTATCCTGAAACATATGCAGGTATTAACTCTGAATTTAATGAAATAACGTGGTTTTATCCTTCTGCAGCGTCAACACAAATAGATAGAGCGGTTACTTATAATTATTTAGAAAGATCTTGGCACACATCTAATTTAGACAGAACCTCTTGGTCGGATTACGGTGTGTATCAACAACCATACGCAACAAAATATTTTCCTAACGATACAGCTACAACGCCAACTGTTTTGGGTTTAACAGCTGGGGCGACAACTTTTTATGAACATGAAGTAGGGTTTGATGATGATGGCACTGCTATGACTGCATTCATAACGTCTGGTGATTTTGACATACAAGATGGTCAACAAATGCTTTCTATAAGCAGAGGCATACCAGATTTTAAAGATCAAGTAGGAGATGCAACTATTAAGTTGGGTTTAAAATCATTT